CTAATTGCAAACAAATTCACCTTGCCAACCTGTGACAAGTACCATTTTCCCGTCTGATCTGCGATAAACGACCCCGCAACCGTCCGCATACGTCGACCATACAAGCCAGCCGGGCGGCGTGATCGGTTCGCCTGTTTTATAATCCCGCCATGCATAGCGCGGAACCGTTCCGGCTTTCTCCTGTCTTTCTGCTTCCTGGATTGCTTCAGCTTCCGTCACAAGCTTGTTTTCGCCTTTTAAGTGCAAAATATAAGATCTCATTTTTCATATCCTCCAATTTTTCAAAATATAGCAATGCGCCGGAACTTCGCCCGGCGTTGCCTTTTTTTATGATATGCACATTATTTGCTCAATCTGTATACATTGCCGTCATATGTATACAAGTCAATTCCGTTTTCATCCTCTTTGTAGCTGGCCACCGTTGAAAACGCATTTTCCATTTTTTGGACCTGTGACGGCTGAGAGAACAGCACGCCAGCAAAAAAAGATGCTGCACAAAGTAAAATGATACAAAGTTTTGATTTTTTCATGTCTATTTCCCTTTCTGGTCTGCCATCGTCAGCACCGGGAGACCGTCCCGCGGTGGACGCCCTGGCGGGCGTTTCGGCTATTTATGAGGCTATCACAATGCCGTTTGATGCTTCGTAAACGTCAAAATCGCAATCACGATGATATGCGTCATAATCGAAGTATCTCATCACGATAGAAGCAGAGCTTTGTAATTCCTGCTCTATAAGCTCGTCGCAACTGTCATGATAACTTTCAATGTCCTCATAAAAAATATGGCTATCATGCTTTTCAATGGCTTCTTGAACGTCCTCTGTGCTCAAATACTCCATTAATGCTACTACCTCGTTGCGTTCGTATTCTTCCATGCCCTCAAGTTCCTTTATTGTTTCTATAACGTCATCGACGTTGCTATAATTGAGGTTGCGAAATTCAACCCCCCAAATAGTTATCGATGTCAGCGATGAACCACTCGCCGCCGTCGCGTTCCGGGTCCTCTTCGATAAAATCTTCTGCTTCGTCTGCGGTCATCCAACCATAACCGATGCAACCGTTGTTATATGCGCCCCATGTGTTTAAATAAATTTTTGTTTCTGTCATTTTCTTTTCCTCCTGCGATCTGTTTTTTTGTTTCTTAACTTGGTTATAGTATAACGCACATATATGCAAAAGTATAGACGGAATAATACACAAAATAACGCACATATAAACGTGCTTTGCTTGTGTGAATTGTATAACGCACATATATTCATTGACTTTATAACGCACATATGTTATTATTTCATATATAAATGAAAAAGGAGGGCGAAAAATGGCAACAGAAGCGCAGAAAGAAGCTATAAGAAGATATGAGAAAAACAACTATAGATTGAATATTGTATTCCCAAAAGGAACGAAAGAACGCATCGAGGCGTTGGGGTTGGAAAAATCTAATTCCGCATTCATACGTGATACAGTGATCGCAAAATTGGATGAACTCGAAAAAATTTTAAAATAACGCACATATGTTATTATGATTTCAACAAATAAACCAGCAACAGAAAAGGAGAAAAGACATGAAATGGAAAGACGTTAAAAAATACAAAATAGATTTTGAACAAGCCGAGGAAACCGGCGGCTTCATAGTGTTTGAAGAATATGAAGACTGGAAAAATTACGATTTGACTTTTGGCCTTTTCTCGGACCTGGAAGCGGCGAAAGTATTTGCAGATGAGATCCAGAGAGGCGATAAAGAACAAAAATACGTTGCAGATTTTAAAGCCTATACTTTAGGCGATTACGATTATCTGTACATAGCAAAGAAATAAAACAGGAGGGAAAAAAGATGACAAAAGAGGGAATGAAAAAATATAAGCTCACCCAAGAAGTGAGCTACAAGGAATGTTACACCGGTGCTGTGAAATACGGCTGTTCCGGTTGTATGTATGCTTTTCCTGGGTCGCATGATCTTGAGGGCACAGACGTAACGGCAGACATGCCAAGCGTCTGTACAGTTTGTAAAAAATAAAATTAAGGCGGTCAGAAATGACCGTCTTTTTTTTCTATCCAGATCAGACCGCGTGAAACAGATTGCGAACGAAAAGCGAACTGAAACCGGTACACCTTCCGAACACGTGCAAAGCCTTTATTTGTGCGACTTTGCGAAGATATTATATTTTTATGTGGTACACGGTCGACCACATCAACGGACACACTGGCGGACACACTAATAGACACGCCCGGGTAAGTGTATAAAAAATTGCGTTAAAAGTGGAAAAAAGGTAGTTAAAAATAAATGCTTTATGGTCAAAAATGCGTTCTTTTAGCGCGGTTTTTTACTTGGCTGCAATCTGGTTACCAGGTGCAAATTTTTATACCCCTTTCCCCGATATCTTCCCTTTTCCTTTTCTTCCCCCACACCCCTATCTTATCCAATACCTATCTTTTACCCCCTATTCCTACATGTATATTTTATTTATTAACCCTGTTTTTTTATTATTTTATATTAAACAATGGGATATATTTATATTATATATATTTATAACAAGGGCGTATATTGTATACAATAATAACTCTGAGTAGTGATAGTAAAAAGTTATTGACAGTTTAAAAAATAAATGCTATCCTGATTTCAGGAAATTCAAGTGGCCCCCGTTTTAGTGCTCCAAGCTGCCGATTATGGAGAAAGCATTGGCGGGGAAACGAAAAGAGCAGGGACGGCAAAAAAGTAACTTATTCGCTCACAGGTCTTTTACAGATCTGCGGGCGTTTTTTATTTATCCAGGGAAAGGCGGTGAGATCATGAACACAGTACAGGCAGGAAACGCAGAAGTATATACAAGCAATATATACGTATATGCTGATGAATACGAAAGCAGTTTAAAAGATACAGACGAATTGTACAAACAGAATTCTAGCCAATTTACCGGGATGATAAAATATATAAATCGCAATATGGGATTTTATAAAAATAAATCTATGTATGGAGATATAGATCTATTAAATGATATATGGGAAATATATACAGATCTTGTATATAAGTATAATCAAAAGCCAACCATAGAAGAGTATGCATTATTAATTGGCATATCAAGAGATACACTGTATACATGGTTAAGAGGAGAACACAGGAAAGATGATTACTGTGAGAAATTAAGTCTATTTCGCTCGGACACGGTCAAAAAGTGGCAAGAAGAATGTAAGCTCGGTCGCTATAAAGGAGCGGCGGCTGGGAACGTTGGGTATATATTTCTTTGCAAAGCTGTTGACGGCATGGCAGAGACCGCCCCAGTACAGGCAGACACGCAGCCAAGGGAACAAGAAGTCGAAGAGCTGCCAATCCTTGGACAGACAAAGCCCGTTGAATTGTGTGATAATCAGACACAATTAGAAGAGGATAACCAATAACGACAGCATTTTGAATTGTGTGAAATCATACACAATTTAGAAACCCAGTAAACACAAGGGGTTGCAAGCTATCAAACGTTTTCAACTCTTCGCATAACTGAGCTTTTGCGAATAGTTGAACGGAATAAAAAATAATTGTATGAATTGTTTTTGAATATCACACAATTATAGTCTGGTTGCCAAGATCAAGAGCAAAGGACCGGGGAGGGGGTTGGAGAAGCTGAGAAAAACCGCCCTACTAAGTCCCGTAAATTCCGACAAAAACAAAAAGACCTTTTTCAGATAGGAGATATAACATGTTATTAGACATTTTGATGATTTACTTATTTGCGACATTAAATTTACCGACATGGTTTCTTGTAATAGTCATTATTGATGCGATTGCAAGAACCGTTGGTATATGCATCAGGAAATGAGGTGTAAAAAATGACATTTAACGGATTTCAGACAGGAGTAATGAGAACAGCTAGTGATATCTGCAAGGCGAATAACGAAAACATGTTACTGAACGGAATCTTAGGTGCAGCAGGTGAATCTGGCGAAATGGTAGATCTGATGAAAAAGCAGCTGTTCCAGGGGCATCCATTTAACCGTGAGCATTACATCAAAGAGTGTGGCGATGTTCTGTACTATCTGGCACTGATAGCTGAATCTTTAGGAACCACACTTGAGGAAATTGCAATTACGAACAATAAAAAGCTGTGGGAGCGTTGCCCGGATGGATTTGATTCTGAGAAATCACAGCATCGCAAAAAGGGAGATATCTGATGGTAACATTAGCCGGAAGAAGAATAACTGATGAATGTTCACAGTGCGGATTGATACTCACCTGTGAATTATGCAGACAAGGGCATGGAATCAATGTAGAACGGTCAAATATCCGTCAAATGGTATCGTGCCAGATAAAACACCGGGAGGATAGAGAAAATGTCGGTGACTGATGAAATACTAAAGACGGATTATTCAAAAACGTTTGATGACAAAAGAAAAGCACTTGTTTGCCAGTCCTATTACAAATACGGTAAGGCGAGCAAAAACTTCTCTACCGGAAACGTAGACGCTCTGGTATGCATTGAAAAATGTCTTGAGAAGTTCAAAGAGACAAAGAACACAGAGTATCTTCTGGATTTGTCAAATTATGCGATGTTCCGCTACATGTGGCCGCAGAACGGTGAGTTTTTCAAACATACAGATTCTGACGGTTCCGCGGGAATTGTAGGCATGAGCGTAAAAGAGATGGAGGACTTTAAAAATGGCAGATGGTGAAAAATATTGTGGTAATTGCAGGTTTGCAAGAACAGATCAAGAAGATGATTGGATTTGTGTAAACGATAATAGTGATTACTGCTCTGACTTTATAGATTATCTCCATGAATGTCCAGACTGGGAGGGCAGAGATTATGATTAGATGCTTTTTGATTATCGCAAACATAGTAATTTGTCTGCTGATGCTAATTGGTGCCGGAGCAGCAAGTGATTCTAACGAAAAAAACAATGGATTTTTCTTGTTGGTAACTTTGACAGTGATTTCTGCATTTAATGCAGCATACATATTGTTTTGCTAGTGGGGTATGGCGCAGTGGTAGCGCAACGGATTTTGACTCCGCGGTCATCGGTTCGATTCCGATTACCCTAGTTTGGGATGTATATCCAAAAATCCCATACATTCATTTCTCCTTGTTATAGAAAATATGCCCTACATAGCGGTCAAATGTTGTGTGGGGATTAGCCATCGGACAGATGGCATGAGTGGCATCCCTATTTTTACACCTCTTATCGTGCGCTTGCATACCGCACTGAAATGTATGCAAGCGCACGATAAGAGGTGTAACGGAAAGCACACAGCGCGCACATTTGGAGGAACAGGTTCAAGTCCTGTTGCAGCCATTGGACTTTTCATAGAGTTCAATCCTTTCTGTTGATATGTGTTGTACCGGGCGAAAATAAATTTGCCCGGTATCGGAATGTAGCGCAGTTGGTTAGCGCACCTGTCTTATACACAGTTGGTCGTAGGTTCGAATCCTACCATTCCGATTATTCCGGATAGCGACCGGATAGAGTGTTGGTGGCAGAATCCCACTTGAATTAAAAAAATGCTGCTTTTGCAGAAATGCACACGGAAAAGAGGTAGATATTGATTGTGCTAACCATGTGTGATTTTTGTAAGAAAATAATTGATGATAAATCAGAATATCTAAATGCATTAAGCACTGAAAACGACTTTATTTTTGAAGATGATGAGGGTCATTGGTTGCGCATTGACACCGGGGATAGTTTTTGCCCAGGCACAATGAAAATCAATTATTGCCCTATGTGCGGTAGAAAGTTGGTGTAGCAGTGAATCTTGCAGAAGCAAAGGAAAAATATTATCCAACATACAAATACGCACTTGTTAATGTCAGAAGCAACAAACCGCATTCACTTTATGTTAATAGAAAAACAGCCGAAGAAGAAAGACAAGATTTATGGAAATGTTATGGTGCGACACTAATTGTTGTTGATTTGTCAGAGGTGTAGAAATGAAAGAAACTATTTTATATATTTCCAAATCGGAACAGGATATACGAAGTTTTCTGAAATATTTTCAATCAAAGCTAGAAGCAGAACAAAAGGAATGCGCCCTAGATGAAAAACACGATATTTTAAAAGTACCAAAATATTACGATATTGTCGGGAAAAGTATTTATGGAACCATGACTGGTGTTGGCTATGGATATTGCACATATTATTGTTTTTCAGAAGCATATGATAGAAATAAATACAGCGATGCAGAAAATGAAAAACTTAAAGATATTCTTATGCACACAAGACAAGGTGCGGAGAGAATATCTGGGCTTGATATTTTATATATGCTAGGGCTGGTTTAAAAGGAGACAGAAAGAAATGAAAAAATTATTTGTAAGTGTGCCGATGAAAGGCAGAACAGAGGAAGAAATCAAAGCAAGCATTCAGAAGATGAAGAAAATTGCAGAAATTTACGAGGGAGAAGAGCTGGAACTGATTGATAGCTACATTGATGAAGAACCAACGGAAAACTGTAATAGAGGTGTTTGGTTCCTTGCAAAATCTATTGATATGCTTGCAGAAGCCGATGTGTTTATTGGTATACAAGAATGCTACGACTGGAAAGGTTGTTTGATTGAAAACGGAGTGGCTGAAAAGTATGATATTAAGAGATATTCAGTAAGAGCAGATTATGTGATTGATGATTATGCATCAGTATACAGAAAAGCGCATCCAGAATGTGTAAATGCATGCTTCCAGGGATAAATTTGAAAAATACCGTCATATAAGTGGTTTATGACGCTAACCTAGAAAAGTTATAGGCAGAAGTCATTTATACACTTCTGCTTTTTAAGTGGAGGTGTATTCTATTGGCTAGTCTTGAACTGGTTAATCAAATCAAAAAAAATGATGAATACATTTCAAAGAAAGGAATAAATAAGATTGTTTCTGACGGAGAATTGTATAATGTCATAGATGCCTATATAAATTCTATTAAGTGCGGCATGTTTAGAGATAACGATTCAAAGTACGCACTTGAAATTTCAAAAAAAACAAAAAACATAATAAATGATGCTGTTTTAATTCAAAGCCAAGGCGGTACTATACAGGATTTGGAAGTGTACAGATCAGAAAGTAATGCAGAATATAAGATTTTAAACAAATTTTATGATGTTTTAAGGCTGGAAGCACCGTATCTGGTAGATAGCTTTTTCTACTACATGGAAATTGACGAGAGAGACCCATATAAAAGGTTTTATTTTCCACGTAGAAAAGTTCTGAACCCGGTAATTACCGCATATCAAGACGTTTACGATGGAAAATTGGATTTTCTGTCTGTATCACAGCCAAAAAGAACCGGAAAAACAACATCTGGTCTGAAATTAGCACAAATGATGGGCGGTAGAGACCCGGACGGAAGTATTTTCGGCGTAGGTAAAGGCGAGGGACTTGTAAAGCGTTTTTATTGTGGTCTTTTACAAGATTTTGAAACAGAACGCACATATCATCGTTTTCTCAGTGTATTTCCGGAAGCAAAAAAAATAGGTGAAAAGGACTACAAAAGTGCAGAAAATCTATCTATTGATTTAAAAAGCAAAAACATATTTCCTACATTTACGTGCCGGACTATTGATGGTGCTATTGTCGGATGTACAGAAGCGAATGTGCTTGTATACATTGATGACTGTGTTAAAAACCATGAGGAAGCAAGAAATAGGGATAGATTAGAGTTCTTGTGCGAAAAAGTTACAGATGATGTTCTTGGACGTAGACTAGAGGGAACACCAATCATTATACAGGGAACGAAATATAGCTTGTACGACCCGATTACAGCATTACAGGTAAAAGCAGATGAGCTTGGTTGGAGATGGAGAGAGGTTGCGGTTCCTGCACTTGATCCAATAACTGATAAGAGCAACTGGGAAATCTTCCGTAAAGATAAAAAAGGAATCCGTAAGATTTTCACCACAGAATATTATCAAAAAGAACGAAAACTTGTTACGGAAGAAACATGGGCGGCAGAGTTCCAGCAAGAACCTTTTGAAGCAAAAGGAAGAATGTTTGCCGAAAAAGAATTGAATTATTTTGAAGAACTTCCTGTTGATCGTGAGCCAGATGCAATAATGGCAGCTTGCGATAGTGCTGATAAAGGTGAAGATAGTTGCTGTATGCCGGTTGGGTATGTATATGGCAATGAAGTGTATATTGTGGATGTGGTGTTTGATAATGCCGGCACGCAATTTACGAAACCAGAATGTGCAAATATGCTTGTCAAGCACAATGTAAAAACGGTTACGTTTGAAAGCAATAGTGCCGGAGAATATTTTGGACGTGATGTAATGGAAGCTGTAAAAAACCAAGGTGGTAGATGTAGCGCAAGGTTCAAATTTAACTGCGCAAACAAAATAACCAGAATGGAAAATGCAAGAGATAACATTATCCGTGATTATTATTTTAGAGATTTCAGAAAAATGGATAGGCAAAGCCAATATTACAAATTTATGAAAGAACTTACAACCATGACACGAAGTGGAAAAGTAAAACACGATGATGCACCGGATGGCATTTCATTATTTGAAAATGAAATGAGAAGCGGAACAGTAGCAAAAGCCGAAGCGGCAATAAATCCATTTATGCGTAGGGGGTATTAAAAATGACGACAAAGGAATATTTAGGGCAGATAAGCAGATTGAATCGGATGATCGACAATAAATTGGTCGAGTTACACCAATATAAAATCATGGCATGTAGTATATCTGCTGTAAAAAGCGGAGAAAAAGTTCAAACATCGCCGGATTTAGATAAAAATGGTGCAAAATTCGCAAAAATTGAAGAAATGGAAAAGAAAATAGATGAAATGATAGATAATTTTGTTGATAAGAAAGAAATCATCATCAAACAGATTGACAGCATCGAGGATGAAGTTCTTTATGACATTTTGTTTTCCAGATATATCGAAAAAAAGACTTTTGAGAAAATTGCATCTGATATGGAGTATTCATTTAGACAGACATTGCGCTTACATGGAAAAGCATTACAAGCGTTCGAAAAAAAATACGGTTATTTATACTTACACGAAAACATGTCATAGAATGTCACATATATAATTTGATATAATTACAATCGAAGAAATTGACAATGAGTTCTTTTTCAAAAAAACATCCCCCATACGAAGAAGCATCACCTTAACGGGTGGTGCTTTTTTGTTAGAAAGAAACATTATGAGAGAACCAAGAATAATTAAATGTCCTAAATGTGGCTCGGTTGTTGGTAAGTATTATGGAAAATCCAAACAGAAAGTGATTTCCAGATGCGATAACTGTAGAAAACAGATTATTTACAATCCGGTCACATGGCAATCAGAGATAAAACCGTTGCCCGGCAGAACATGTAGCAGCGGTATGAGATATTAAGAGGTAACACATGAACACACTGCATCTTCAAGACATTGTAAAAGGAAAATACGGACGAAAAATTGCATATACGGATGTTGAAACCATTACACAGGACAATGTCGTAAAGGTTGTTGGTAATTGCATCGGAACTTTTAACTGGAATAAGCATATTATTAAATATCTTTGGGATTACTATAAAGGCGATCAGCCGATACGATACCGTGTGAAAAAAGTTCGTGACGACATTACAAATAGAATCGTTGAAAATCATGCGTATGAGATTGTTCAGTTCAAAACAGGACAATCATATGGCGAACCTGTGCAGTACATTAGCCGCAAAGATGAAGAAGCCGTAAATAAGGCTGTAGACACATTGAATGACTACATGGAAGATGCAAATAAACAGGAAAAAGACATAAAATCCGGTGAATGGCAGTCAGCAACAGGTACATCTTTTAAGGCGGTGCAGAAAACACCGGGAGAAGAAATACCATTTAGAATTGTTGCACCGTCACCGATGAATACGTTTGTGATTTACAACAGGAGTACAGAAGAACCGTTACTGGCAGTACAGGAGTTGAAAGATGCTGACGGAAAATATTACAAGTTGTGCTACTCCAGTACACATGAGTGCAAAATAATCAACGGAGCCGTATCTGATTGGAAAATGCATGGCTTTGGTGGTATTCCGATTGTTGAATATCCGAACAATCACGAACGAATATCGGATATTGAACTTGTGGTTGATATTTTGGATTCAATCAACAACATGCAGTCGAACCGTATGGATGGAATTGAGCAATTTATCCAAAGTTGGTTTAAGTTTGTAAACTGCGAAGTTGACGAAGAACAATTTGAAAAAATGAAACTGAACTGTGCGTTGGTTGTAAAATCCATGAATAAGGATAATAAATCTGATGTGGATATTATGACACAGGAATTGAATCAGTCACAGTCACAGGTTGCAAAGGATGATTTGTGGGACAGTGCGTTATCAATACTTGCTATCCCGTCAAAACAAGGAAACACTGGTGGAGATACACAAGGTGCTGTGGAATTGCGAAACGGTTGGGATTTTTCCAAGACCAGAGCAAAACTGAAAGACCCACTGATTGTTACGGCAGAGAAGCGACTGGCAAAAGTGGTTTTGAATGTAATTCGCATATATGAAAAGGACTTAAATCTGTCTCTGAGAGATTTTACTGTACAGATTAACCATAGTCCACAAGATAATATGTATACGAAGTCTCAGACGTTATATCAGCTGTTACAGGCTGGAATACATCCGCTTGTGGCAATCAAGACAGTAGGTCTCTGGGGCGATGCAGAAAAAACATTCTTGCTTTCAAAACCATATCTGGATAACCTATGGCAGACGATTGATGATGTTGCTGCACAAGAAAAGAAAGCACAAGAGTTGATGCAACAGATGAATAATAAAAACGCCATCGCGGAATAGCGGTGGCTATTTTTAGGTGGCTATAAATGAGAGATTTGAGATTTAAAGTTTCTGGTCAGACGATAGAAAAAGAAAATGGATGCGATTTCACAGGAATTGCAAGCGGAACAGATAACTGGCTGAATCTTGTTTTTTCGTTTGATGCGAGTTGGGCGGGCATGGCAAAAGTTGTCTGTATGAGAGATTCGAACGGAGTTGAAACGAACAGGGTTGTGAATGGCAAGGTTGCGATTCCAAGTTCTGTGACCAATGGAAAGTTCTTCAGCATACAGATTTACGGAAAGAGAAACGGTCAGCTCGTATCGACAAATAAGCTATTCGTTGACCAGACATGAGGTAAATACACATGCCAAGTATAGAAGAATTACTAAACGAAGCAGAATCACATATGGCGGCACAACCAGTAAATGACGTACTGGAAATAAACCCAGAAACGCGAGAAATCAGCATTCCGGATTCTGAAATTATTCTCGGTGTTGAAACTGACCAAAAAGCAGAGCGAAAATATTTCCACTGCCCTAAGATTGTCGGAAACAATATTGATTTATCTGCACTTGAGTTGTATGTGGTATTCCAAAATGCAAGCAATAAGGAAGAGGGAAAAGACCGATATCATGTCACGGATGTTAAAACCACATCGGATGGATATATCACTTTTTCATGGGAATTATCCGCAAAAGTTACTGCATATAAGGGTGACGTTCAGTTTGTTGTGTGTGCAATCAAAACCGATTCTAGCGGTGTGAAGCAGAATGTATGGAATACAACGATTGCAATCGGAAAATGTCTGATTGGATTATCTTCGGATATGTCTGCATCAGAAGAACAGAGTGCATCCGACCTGTATACACAGTTGATTTCAGAATTGAACAGCACTGCGTCTGCAAAACTGGCAGAAGTTACAACTCAGATTCAGACAGTTGGAAACAATCAAGTTTCAAATGTAAACAATGCAGGAGCAACACAGGTAAATAATGTACAAAACAAAGGAACAGAAGTATTAGCATCCATTCCAGATACCTATACAGAATTAGATGCATCTGTAAAGCAATTAAATGAGCAAATAAGAGGAAAAGCACCTGTAATAACAGAAAGTATCACAATACAATCTGGAAGTCCTACAACAGTTACAGATAGTGCAGAAATGCAGCTGCAAGGATTGAGGCTGTATGGAAAGAGTTTGCAGGAGACGACAACAGGGAAGAATTTAAGTAGCATTAAAAGTTGCCAGTTGTCTACTAATATGGTTTCAAGTGATATTGTTCCGTGGACAAAATCATCACAAATTTATTATGCGTTTGATACTCAAAATATAAGCGGCGCACAAGCGTATATTTCTATAAAATATCACGATGCTGACAAAAAAAAAGTCGGGTCAAATGGGAACAACATTGCTTGTGATGGAACTCGGAAAACTGGATCGTTTAACGGTAAATATGCCGATAACGGTTCTGATATTGACTTGACAACCATCGAATATATTTCAGTTCAATTAGGCTTGTATAGGGATTCAGCAACACCATCTTTCATTGACAATATTATGGTGTCTGATGATAAAAATGCACCATACGAACCTTACACTGGCGGCAAACCGTCACCAAGTCCAGAATATCCACAGGAGATTGTAAGCGTTGGTGGAAATGGAAGTATTGAAGTGAATGTGAGAGGGAAAAATCTTGCCGACATATATGGATATAGTGCAAACGGTATGGATAATCCAGAAGAAAAAAGAGCATTAAATAATGTATATGGCACAACTTTAAACACAACTGAAAAGACGGATAAACTTATTGTGAATCAAGAAATTTTAGATGGGGCAATTGCCGATAGTTATACATCCGGATATTTCTGCATTGGAATAAACCGAAAATTTGAAGTTGATAAATATTACATTATAACATTTAGAATTAATGTCATTCGGAATCCGTTGTCTATGTCTGAGGTCATTGTTTCGTTTAATGGTATTACGTTTAGTAGAGCTAAGGTAATAGGAGATAAAGTAACAGTAAAAGCAGAATACAAAGAACTCGGCAAAAGACAATATGTTGAAGTTAGAAACAATGGAATGAGCGTAGAGCTCAGTGATTTTATGATTACCGAAGTAGGAGAAACTGATGATTACGTACCATACACCGAGCAAACCGTCCAGCTCCACCACATTCTCAATGCTATACCAGTAGCATCTGGCACATCTGGAATAACCTACACTGATACAGACGGACAGGCATGGATTGCGGACGAGATTGACTTTGCGAGAGGAAAATATATCCAGAGGGTTTGGCAGGCAGAGTTTGATGGGAGTGAGGATGAAAAGTGGTCAACGTATTCTGGATCAAACGGTTGGATGTGCAGTAATGGATTGCCAGAAAAAATGAGTGGTAGAAATGGTTTTTGTAATGAGAAAAAAGTAGGGGTTGTTTCGAAAGATAAAGTGCAATTTGGGGGCAGACCCATTGCTGACTCATATATATTCTATCCAAACTCAAAATACTTTGATACAAGTCTGTCTGATTACGGTTTATCCAACTGGAAAGCCCACCTTGCAGAATGTCCACTCAAAGTAATGACATATCTCAATACACCAATTGAAACAGACCTAACAGAAGCACAAATACAGGCATACAAATCACTCACAACATTCAAACAAACAAGCATCATTTCAAACGATGCAGGTGCTCAGATGGAAGTAGAGTATGCGTGTGATACAAAAACGTGGGTGACAAATAAAATCAATACATTAATTAAGGAAGCAACTACTTCATAGTGGTTGCTTTTTTTATACAAAAAATTACAAAAAAATGCACCCATGCGATAAATGGGAGAACTCAGCAGGAGCGACCTGCGATAACAAAAGCGTGAGTAACGGAGGTAATTATGACAAGAGAACAGGCTAAACAGAATCTTATTTCCATCGGAGTTACAGAGCCTACAGACGAGCAGATTACAAATTATCTGAACCAAGTGAGTGGCGAAACCAAAAAGGAAAAGGACAAAGTGGCAGAACTCAAAGCGAAAGCTGATAAAGCTGACGAGTTGCAGACAAAAATTAATGAACTGGAAGCAGGAAATCTCACCGAGATTGAAAAGGCTAACAAAGCCTTAGAGGAAGCCAACAAAACCATTGCTGACATGCAGAAATCAAATGCTATCCGAGATCAGCGTGAACAGGCTATGTCCAATTTCAAGATTGATGCAGAACAGGCAAAAACAGTTGTCAAAGACGATGGAACTCTGGATTACGAAGCTCTTGGAAAAATTATCACTGATAAAGAAACAGCTTCCGCACAGGCAAAAGAAAAAGAAATTGCTGACGGTGGCACAAATCCAGGCGGCGGCAGTAATAAAGGCGATGCAGACGATAAGACAAATGCTGAAAAGATAGCGGAAAGTCTTATATCTAATGCGCCTAAGAACAATAATATTTTATCACATTACATTCAGCAATAATAGGAGGTAAAAAATGGCAAAGGAAATGAATATGCAGTATGAAAAAACTTCATACGCAGGAGATGTTCAAATTTTAAAGAGAGAGCCTAACGAAGCAATCCCATTAACACTTGATTTTGATGGCGTAACAACTAAAAACGCACAGGGCAAGAAAATTGTCAAAGCAGGTACTCCAATCGGGGCAGACGGCAAGTCTAACAACACAGCCACAGTAGTAGGCATTTTAAGATTTGATGTAACAGAGGACAGACCACAGGGGGTACTGCTTAAGAAAGCATACCTTAACACAAAGGTAGCAGAAGCACATTCTGGCGTTACATATGACGCAGCAGTTAAGACGGCTCTTCCAATGATTGTATTTGAATAATAAATAACAGGAGGTAAACAGATGTTAATCAATGAAGTATTAGACAGTAAGTCCATTGCATTATCGGCAACAGAAAACGCCAGTAACCAGATACCTTATCTTGGTTTACAGTGGTTTCCGGAAAGAAAGAAACAAGGACTTGATTTAAGCTGGATTAAGACACATAAAGGACTTCCGGTATCACTTGCGCCATCCAACTTTGACACAATTCCAACTCTTAGAGCTAGAGAGGGATTAAGCAAAGAAAAAACACAGATGGCATTTTTCCGTGAAGGAATGACAGTAGGCGAAGAGGAAATGCTTGAAATTGAGCGTATTCAGTCTGCTGATGATCCATACCTTGCAAGCGCTTTATCAAGTGTGTATGACGATACAAATAATCTTGTAAGCGGTGCAGAAGTTGTGCCAGAGCGTATGAGAATGTCACTTCTTGCAACAAGTGCAGGCCATCCAGTAATTGTAAGCGATGGCGTTCAGTACGCTTATGATTACGATAAGGATGGTTCATACGCAAAAGACCATTACGCAAAACTCTCTGGAACAAGTATGTGGAGCGATACAACCAATTCAAAGCCACTTACAGACCTTAACAATGCAAGAAAGAAGTTACAGAAGCAGGGCAAGATTGCTAGATACGTGCTGATGAACAGCAACACATTTCAGTATCTGCTTGACAATGCACAGGTAAGAAACTCAATCCTTGCACAGAACCTTACAGCAACCATTGAGGTTGATGATGATACTGTTGTTTCGGTAGTGCAGAAGAGAACAAAGCTCACTATCGTGTTGTACGACAAGATGTACATTGATGATGATGGCAAGGAACAGTTCTTTTACCCAGATGACAAGGTTACACTTCTTCCAGATGGCAATCTTGGTAATACTTGGTTTGGCACTACACCAGAAGAAAGAACTGCAAGACAGGTAGCCGACGTAGATGTAACAGTATACGGCACAGGTATTACAGTTGCTACAAAGACAGAGTATGGACCACCTATGAAGATGTCAACATTTGCATCCGAGGTTGTACTTCCATCGTATGAAAATATGGATAGCACATTCGTATATGAGGTTCATAGCGAAGAGTAGGGGGTGCAATTATGAAATATCCATATATAGTGATTCATAATGGGAAATGGTATAAAGCAGGTGACGAAGTGCCGGAGATTAATACTCCGGCATCTTCTGATTCCAGATATACCAAGACAGACATCAACCGAATGAGCGTTTCTGATTTGCGTCAGATAGTTATGAGCACTGGCGTTGAAAATGCGGACATTATGACCGGGGCAGAAATGAAAGAGTATCTGATTAATCTGTTTGGTCTGTAGGAGGTTGCAGCATGGCATATTCAACTTTGCAGAAAATCAAAATACGGCTTGGTCAATACCATATGGATGAATCTGACGAGGTTGAATTTGACCAGCCGGAAAAGAATCCTCTGATTGAGCAGCTTATTGAGCAGGTAAACACAGAGATTACACAACGCCGTAATTATCCGGCAAGCTACACGGAAGAACAGATATATGCAGATTTGAAGAAATACGAAAACAACATTATCAACATTGTTGTTTACGATTGTTCACAGGCGGGCGAAGCTTATATGCAGTCATATACAGAGAACGGAGTAAGCAGAAACTGGATAAGTCGCGACGATTTATTTGCGGGAATTTTCCCGTATGTAAAAGCAATATAGAAGATTGAGCGTTACCAACGGTAGCAGGGGCATACAGTATTAGTGGCGGTGGGCGGTATGCAAAGTTTTTACAGGAGATAACATGAGTGAGTTTTTTTATCAAACATATATGATAGCTCTACCTGTTATTTTAACGGCTCTTCTTGGGTATATTGTCTGGCTGTTGAAAGAACAGAAAAACCAGAAAAAAATCGACAAAGAAGAACGTGATACCAGAATTGAAGCCGAAAAACAATTGCGTGAAAAGAATAGCAGGGGAACAATGCTTTTGCTTAGAGTACAACTCATTGAATATCATGACAAGTATATGGAGTTAGGCGAAATACCGTCATATGCGTATGATAATTTCAATGATATGTATGATGTATATCATTCACTCGGTGGAAATGGAATGGTGACAAAAATGAAACAGGAAATCGAAGAGTTACATTTAAAGAAAGCAGGAAAATAAAATGGACATTTCACAGGTTTCAACAGTCGTTGCGATTGTTGTTATTACTTATTTAATTGGTGTTGGAGCAAAATTGTTCCCGAAAGTAAAGGATAATTACATCCCGGTTATCGTTGGAATTGCTGGCGGTATCCTTGGTGTAATTGGCATGTATATCATTCCGGATTATCCGGCGCATGACGTACTTAATGCGATCGCAGTAGGTATTATGTCCGGTCTAGCAAGCACAGGTGTAAATCAGATTTACAAACAGGCTAAAAAGGGTTCTGATACAAATGCTTGATATTAATAAACAGCGTATGCAGTATTCGTTGCAAGGACAGCGTTTCACTGTATACGACCGTGACGATGATGGAAACATCATATACACATCCTATACGGATTCTGATGGAAACAAAATCTATTATCTTGATGATAATGGAAATAAGATTCCTCAGAACATCGAAGAAAAAACTGGCTTTTCTGAGCCAGTTACTTTTTCTGCAAATATCAGTAACAAATTGAGCGAGGTGCTTGTAAAAGAGTTCGGTATTGATGATAGTTCATCATACTGCCAGATTGTTACAAACAAAGGATATTTGCCAATTAAGTCCGGGGACTACATCTGGAAAAAATCAAATGTCGGCAGAGATGCAGACGGATTAGTGGATGTAAACACGGCAGACTACATTGTAAAGGGAGTTGCAGACGAGGGATTAACCGTAGATTTGTTCCTTTTACAAAAAAATGTAAAGTAGGTTTCTTATGGCAAAAAAAGTGATTTCAATGACATTATCGGAAAAATCCATACAGAACGCAATAAAACAGCTTAGAGACTATCAAAACAGCTTAGAGTATAAATGTAACCTACTGGCACAGAAACTGGCTGAACGTGGTGTAGAAATTGCAAGAGCACAGGTGTATGACCTTGACGCAGTGTTCGCAACAGAATTGTTCAATAGTATTCATTCTGAATACAAAGGACAGATTGATGGTGGTTCTGTCTGGGCGGTTGTTGCGGGTACAGACCATGCATTGTTTGTTGAGTTCGGAACTGGAATTATTGGTGCCACATCTCCATATCCGGGGAAGTTACCGGACGGAGTATCTTGGCAGTATGCAAGTGGTAAAACAATCAGACAGCTTGCAGATGGGCGATATGGTTGGTTTTATCCTGGAGATGATGGGAAGTGGTATTTTACAGAGGGTATGCCTAGCAGACCTTTTATGTACAATACATCACTTGAATTACAAAGAATTGTTGTTGAAGTAGCAAAAGAGGTGTTCGGATAATGGTTACATACAATCAATGGGCGTTTGATTTAGGCACAACGATATTTTCTATCGTAAAATCAAAAACGTTGACAGAATTAAAAAGTAAATATCCAGACATATTTGTCACTGACAAAGGAAAAACCAATGGCAAAGCAGTTTTCCCGACCGTATATATCCAAGAATTGTCCGGCTCTGAGCGTGGCGCAGACCTTGAGGGTAAAAGTATCAATGCGGTACTTGAGACCGTGCAGGTCGATGTTACAACAAACACAAGCAGAGCGGATGTGAACCGGGTAATGTGTACTGTGGCGAGTATCTTTAAACAGATGGCTTTCACAGTTCAGTCAATGCCAGACTTTGAATATAACGGTGAAACCTACAGAAAAACAGCACGATTCCAAAGAATAATCGGTGCTAATGACAGATTGATTTAAGGGAGCCAATGGCTCTTATTTTTTTACACTTTAGGAGGTAAGCAAACATGGCAACAGCAGGAGTAAGCGCACTTGGCATTAGATTTGCATATGGTGTTGAAACAACAGCCGGAACAAAACCGACTGCTTTTACTTTATTGACGCGTATCAATAACATTGGCGAAGTTACGGTAGAACCGGAATCTATTGATGCGTCTGCTTTAGAGGATAAGCAGACCAGAAACATTGCTGGACGTGACACTGTTTCTGACACAATGGCAGTAGAAGTAAATAAAACAAATGAAACAATTACACAGTGGGAAAAGGTAATTTCTGACTATCAGGCATTAACCGGTGGTAAAAGAATGTGGTTCCAGACCATTACACCGGGATTCGAAAAGGCTGAATATGTCGTAGCACAGCCACCGTCAAAACTTCCGATTTCATCAAAAGAACAGAACAGTTTGCTGACTATGACAATAAATCTTATTGTTGAGGAAATGATTGGAAGCGATACAGTTGTAGAACCGACACCGGGGGAATAACTAGCCATTCAATGGAAACGGCTGATTTGAATGGCTATGCCGAACCTACAGCCGATTACGATTTGACTATGTGATAAAAGTTAAGGGGCGGTTTTCGGACTGCCCCTTTCCCTATAAAAAATAGGTGGGAAAGGAAATAAATATGAAAACAATTACAGTTAATGGTAACGAATATAAATTAGAGTTTACTTTTGCGGCAGCAGAGTGCAAAAATTTTGTGAACAGAATGTTCAAGATTATGACCATGTCTTATGTTGCAGAAGATATGAAAGACCTTGATGAAGAAGTAACCGTGAAAAATATGCTTGATGGTGCTGCGAAACAGGTCGCTGACATGCCGGAAACATGTAGAATTGCATTTTTCGCAGGTCTGCTTGAGCATAATCCGAAAACAGAGAAAGAGACTGTTGAAATCATGCGCGCATATATGCGCGAGAACAAAATTTCTTACGCAAAATTATTCAAAGATATCCAGGAGTGGATGAAAGAAGATGGTTTTTTCGACCTGTCCGGACTGAACGACATGATTGCGGAGATGTATCCGGAGACACAGGAGAAACCGAAAAAAGTTCCGCAGGATCACAAGAAAAAGGATTCCACGAAATAATATGGGATGACATATTTCCTAGAGCATTTTCGATTGGAATTAGTGTTGAACAGTTTAAACATATGACACCTATCATGCTGAAAAGATGTTTTGACGGATTTAATCTTCAAAGAGAACGACAAGATAGCGATATGTGGTTATGGTTTGGCACTTACGGAATATCCGCTTTTTCATTTGCCATAGATCATTGCGTTAATGGTCGAGAAGCAAAAACTGAATACTTGGAACATCCTTTGCTTAGCAAAAAAGATGATGATGGTGAAATGTCAGAAGAGGAACTTAAAAAGCAAAGAGAAGCATTTGTTTTGAAAATGCAGACAATGAAAGCTAATTTTGACATAGCACATCGGAAAAATATATAGACTGTAACTATTATGGTTGCCGTCTTTTTTTTATACGAAAGTTGGTGAAATGATTGGCGAATATTGATAATCTTGAAATTAAAATAGGGGCGCAAGCAAAGACAGCGAGCAATGCCATTGATAATTTGTGCAATAAGTTAGGACGGTTATCTGCATCACTTGGTGCTGTAAATACTGGCTCAATAACTGGCATGGCTAACGGTGTAAACCGGTTGGCTTCGGCTATGACAAATATGAAATCTGTCGGAACTGCCGATTTTACAAGAGCGGCTAAAGGTATTGAAAAAATGGCTTCCATTGATACGGCAAGTCTTAATCGTGCTGCATCTTCTCTTGGTCAGATCGGCAAGTCTTTAAACGGATTATCCGGAATGAGTGCAGCGTCAAGAAATTTGGCAGATTTGGCAAAAGGAATTGCACAGCTTGGCTATAAGTCGTCTACGCAAGCAATTCAAAACATACCGAAACTTGCAACGGCAATGAAGCAATTAATGACAGAGTTGTCTAAAGCACCGAGAGTTAGCCAGAATCTTATAGACATGACTAATGCATTGGCAAAGCTGTCACGAACCGGTTCGTCTGCCGGAAAAGCAGCTAACTCATTGAAGAGTAGCTTAATCAGCTATTCCGGTTCGGCAAAAGGTTCCAAGCTGAGTACGTTTAGTTTAGCTGCGGCTATTGGAAAGTTATACGCTTCATATTGGATGCTTATTCGTGCTGCCGGGAAGTTAAAAGATGCTGTAAACCTTGCATCTGATCTGACAGAGGTACAGAACGTCGTAGACACAACATTCGGTGCAATGACAGGCAAGGTTGAGGAATACGCAAAAAAGAGTATCGAAACACTTGGAATGTCTGAATTATCGTTCAAGACATATGCTTCACAGTTCCAGGCAATGGGTTCTGCAATGGGTATCGGCACAAGTCAGATAGCAAAAGCAAATGACTTTTTGCAGAAAACAACAGACGGTTATGTTGGTGCATCTGATAGTCTTGCTGATGTATCTTTGAACCTTACGAAATTAGCCGGCGATATGGCATCTTTTTACAATAAAGACCAAGCAGAAGTAGCAGAGGACTTACGTTCTATATTTACTGGAATGGTTGTACCACTTAGACAGTATGGTCTTGATTTGACACAAGCAACACTTAAAGAGTGGGCTATGAAGAACGGCATGGATGCAGACATAAAATCTATGTCACAGGCAGAAAAAACGATGCTGAGATACCAGTACGTTCTTGCTAACACAACAGCCGCACAGGGGGACTTCTCACGCACTGCTGATACATGGGCGAACCAAGTACGAATGTTACAAGAGAATTTCAAACGTCTTGGTGCAGTTATCGGTCAGCCGATTATCAATGCATTGAAACCAATGGTTAAAGCGTTAAATGCGGCTCTTTTGGCTGTTACGCAGTTTGCAGAGAAAGTATCAGCTGCTCTTGGAAAAATCTTTGGTTGGGAGTATGAATCTGGTTCTGCCGGAATAGCAGTAGACCTTGGCAATGCTTCTGACAGTGCTGGTGATTTGGCAGATAGTACAGGTGATGCATCAAAAAATACAGACAAAGCAAATAAGTCGGCAAAACAGCTGAAAAAGACGCTGTCTACCTTACCATTTGACCAGTTAAATAAGCTGTCTGATAACAGCGATAGTTCTGGTTCTGGAAGTGGCGGCAGTGGCGGTTCCGGTGGAAAAGGTTCTGGAAGTGGCGGCAGTGGTTCTGGTGGATCTGGTGGAAATCAAGGCACATGGAAACGTGTTTCTACGATGTTTGAAAGCGGAATAGACACGTTATACGGGCTTGGAAAATACATAGGAGATACGCTTTCCAATGTATTAGAGGACATAGATTGGAACAAAATCTATGAGAAAGCGAGGAATTTCGGAAGAGGGCTTGCAGATTTCCTTAATGGACTTATTTCTCCACGACTGTTCGGAGATGTAGGAACAACCATTGCAAGTGCACTTAACACTGTTATTTACGGCGCACTATCCTTTGGAATACGTTTCGATTGGAAAAACCTTGGGACATCTATCGCAGAGAGCGTAAATAAATTTTTCAGTACATTTGATTTCAATAGTTTGGCGCGTACTATAAATGTGTGGTGTAAAGGTGTCCTTAACACGGTTATAACCATGCTTGATAGGACAAACTGGACTATGATTGGCATGAAAATAGGAAAATTCCTTGCTGATATTGATTTTATTGATATTGGATATAAAGTAGGAAAAGCCTTATGGAAAGCAATTAACGCAGGGGTAAAGGTGTTTGCGGCCTCTTTTAGCCAGGCACCGATAGAGACAACACTTGCTTCCTTTATTCTGATGCCAAAACTTTTGAAAGCAATAGCATCAATAAAAATCGTAAAAGGCATAGTTGAATTGTCAAAATCATTCAAAAAAGTCTTTACGACATCCACAATGGTTATTGGTTCACTTAGCGGTAACGAAAAGTATACTTCAAAGTTGAGCGCATCATATCCAAAACTTGGAAAGGGAGTCGATGTTGTATCAAAGTCCTTTAAAAACTTTAGGGCTACTCTTGATAACGGAAACTTTTTCAATGCAGTTTCTGAGGGAGTAAAAACACTTAGAAATAACATGACAAATCTCCAAAAGGGAGCTATTGGTGTAACTTCTGTATTTGCTCAGTTTGCTCTGAGTTCCAGCGGTTTTTACGATCTTGCAAGAGGTGCCGACAACGTTGTTGGTGCACTTGCAAAAATCGCAGGTGGCGCAGCTGTGGCAGTTGCATCATTAAAACTTATTGGATTGTCAAATCCGTGGACTGCGGCAATAGTTGGAATGACTGCGTTAGTATCTGCAATCGTTGGTGTAAATAAAGCATTTGACGAACTGCTTGGAAAACGTGTTGGAGAATACATAAACGCATCTTTCTCAACTCCAGGCGGTGTTCCGGTTGAAAAGCTGTTTAGCACAGCAAAAGATGCGATAAATGCAGTCGGAAACAGTTTTGACAACGTATCTGACAAGATAAGAGATTTTGAAGAAAGCAAGAAAAGCGTACAAAGCGTTGTTCTTGAAATCGAAAAAATCCAGTCAGCAATGCATATCGGTGTGTTGTCAACAGAAGATGGAGTGCAAAAACTCAGTGAGCAGTTTGATAGCCTTTATCAAGCAGCTCAAACAAGTTTTGAAGCATATCAAACACTTGTATATGCTACGTTTTCGGATGGCAGTGTTGCTTCTAAAGCATATGAATCTGCCGGAACCAATGTTAAAAAGTTGAAAGAAGATGTGACAGGATATTCTTCTGAAACATTAAATAAAATCCAAGATTTGATTACAAAGTTGAAAGAACTTTCCAGTACAGACCCGACGAATCCGCAGATTGTAGAGTTACAGTCAGAGCTGTTTAACCTAATGGGCGTTTCTGATGATGCAACAAAGGCAATGGATAACTTTGAGAGTTATGTAAATACGCATAATCTGGACTGGTCAGCATACATCAATGAAGATGGTCTGAACGTGGATGCAATTAATGACGATCTCAGCTCACTTGTCGGAAGCGTACAAGATGCGCAAGACAAAACAGAACAGGCGTTAATCGACTTAGCCAATTCCGCAAAAGAAGCCGGTGATACTCAAACATATCAAGCCATAATGGACGGACTTCCGGGTGCGATGGATTATGTAAAAGAGCAAACCACATCAAAAGCAAAGGAAGTTGCGGATAAACTTCAAACTGATTATATCAACAACATTGGCAGTATTATGAAAAAAGCCGGTGATGACTGGGAAGATCTTGACCCGATGGAAAAGGCTCATTATAAGTGGAGTAAAGGAACTTATATGAGAACTGTTGTTTCGGATTACAAGAAAAATACAATAGACCCTTTAAACAAAGCCATTAATGACAACTTTACACAGCTTGGAATTGATGGAGAGGGCTACGCCAGCAGTGCAGCGGAAAATATCATAGATGCTTTGTTCACAACTACTTCAACAGCATCAACCACAGGTAGCGTTCAGGTTTATACTGACGTTGCAAGTAACTATGAAGATGTTTTTCAAAAAATCGGTGAAAATACGGCTGCTGTTGCCGGAGATGCCGGAAAAGATACTATCGCTGGATATATCAACGGAATACACAGCAAAGACGAAGATTTAGAAAACGAAGCAAAAGGTCCTTTTAGTAAGTTTGTCGATGCTGTAAAAACATTTCTTGGAATACATTCGCCATCTACGGTTTTTGCCGAAATCGGTGGATTTACTATGAGTGGTTTCCTTAATGGATTAACCACAAATGCTCAAATTGTACTTTCTTGGTTTTCAAATCTTCCGCAGAATATCAAGGACAAACTTGGCAATGCCAAAACGTGGCTGTCTGACAAAGGCCAAAACGCGCTTGAGGGACTGCGTACTGGTTGGGATTCCGTAAAAGAAAGCAAAGTAGGACAGGCAGCACAGAAAATTGGCTCTTATGTAAAGGACAAAGCTGGAAATGCTACACAGTGGATTAAATCAAAAGGTTCAGATGCGATTAGCGGATTAAGAGCCGGTTGGGAATCTGTGAAAGAAAATGGATTCTTGAACACGGTTTCAAAAATCGGAAAGCAGACCTTTGACAAAATCGGAAACATTCTAAATGTAGTATCACCTAAAGGTGCCGACATCGTTTCCGGATTAAAGAATGGATTCAACAATGGTATCCATACGTTTTATGATTTGATTAGTGGTATTCCTGGAAAAATCAGATCTGGAATGGGTAACTTATCCGCGATCGGCAAGGAAGCAATCCAAGGATTTGTAAACGGTCTGACATCTGTAAAAATCAAGCTACCGCACATTGAGTGGACAAAAACCGATATTGGCATAGGAGATGCAAAATTCTCTATACCAAAATTCAATATCAACTGGTATAAAACTGGTGGATATTTCACTAAAGCGTCTATGATTGGTGTCGGTGAAGCAGGAGATGAAGCAGTATTGCCGTTGGAAAATAGAAAGACCATGAGCATGATTGCTGACAGTATTATGAAGAACTCTAGCGGAATGGGTATTTCCGAAGAGCAAATGCAAGATGCTGTTGAGCGTGGTGTTGCTATGGCACTTATGAATAACCGGCAAGACGTTAATGTTCAGTGTGTTGCGGAGTTCAAAACGACAGATGAAGCCCTCGCAAGAGCTGTATCAAGAGGACAACAGAAAATTGAGTACAGGATGAAGCCTGTACCGTCATATTAAGAGAGCGCAATGCGCTCTCTTTTTTAGAGGTTGAAATGTCAAGATATTATACAAACATTAATCAAAAACCGACAGTAGATACGATACTTTCTATCACAGAATTTTATCTGGCAACCGGTTCGGAAATCGTTGATTATGATACAGGTGAATGGTCGAGTAGTTTTGTACCTACAAGTTATGCAAACTGCTATTTGTGGAATTACAAACGCATTGTATACGCTGATGGTACATCAGAAAAGACACGACCTACAATTATATGGAATGTAAAAGAAAATGGCGTTTTGGGCAATTTAACGACGTATTACCTTTCTTCTGGCTATTCCAGTGGCATTAATACAAGCACTTCTGGTTGGACTAAAGAAATTCCAACGATAAATGCATATAGGCAATATCTTTGGAGATATCAAGTGTTCAAAAAAGAAAACGGTGATAACTACGTTGTTTCTCCGCATATATACGAAACGTATGGAATTAGCGGACATGAAGTAATACTAATGGTTGATGATTTTATCATTCCGTGCCCTGCATCTTTGGAATATGGATTACAAGACGTTTCGGCATCTGAAAGCGGACGTACAGAAGATACAAGGATGCAGAAAAACCGTGTCGGTCAGAAGCGTACATTATCGGTGCAATGGTCGGCTAGAGGATGGAAAGACACAACGTTCTTAATGCAGAAGTTTAATCCGCAATACATTTTTGTATATTACCCAGATATGCTTTCTGGTGATTATGAAGTGCGAGAATATTACACCGGCGACAAGAAAACACCTACTAAATTGTGGTGGGTCGGAAAGAAACTCATGGAGTCGGTGAGCTTTGATATAATTGAGAGGTAAGTATGATTACTGTATCTGATAAATACAAAAAAAATATAAAAAATGGAAACAGAAATTTTGGAGTTTATTCAACGCTTACTCTTACGGACGGGACAGAAATTCCGATTACGAACTCTTGTTTGTGGTCTGGTGGATTCACAATTGAAGACGCAGTTTCGGAAGATTCCACTTTCCAAATTGGCGGTGCAATCATCAATCAATGCACCGTTATTTTGAATAATATTTATGAAGAATATTCAGATTATGATTTTTACGGTGCAAAACTGGATGCTATCGTAGGCCTTGCGTTAGATGATGGAACCGTGGAAAAAATGCGTAAAGGCATGTTTACCGTATCCGATACAAAATATAACGGATCACTTATCACTTTGACTTGTTACGACAACATGTATCTTTTAGATGTTGCATATGATTCAAAGCTGTTATATCCGGCTAAATTAGAAAGCATTGCTTCGGAAATTTGCAGCTACTGCGGAGTAAAGCTGTCTACAATTACTTTTCCACACAGCGAAGTTATGGTAAATGTAAAACCTATGTCAGATGGACTTACATGCAGAACAGCCCTTATGTGGATATGCCAGTTATGTGGATGCTTTGCAAGATTCAACAACTACGGCGAACTGGAAATTAAATGGTTTGACAGGGCTACGCTTGATAATCCAGAAGATAATCAAGGAAAATACCATTCTATCAACAATTCTTTTTCAAAAGATTTATCAACAAACGACATTAAAATTACTGGATTTAAGGTTGTGGAAAGTTCAGACAATAACTCTAATCAGAAAGAATATCTTGCTGGAACAGATGATTATGTTGTGTCCATTGAAGAAAACGATTTGATCGTAAGTGGGATGGGTGCAGAAGTTGCAGAAAGACTTTCTGATGAATTTATTGGTTTCAAATTCAGAAGCGGTCAAATTACACACATTGGAGACCCTACGATTGAAGCAGGAGACATTGTTGTTTTTACTGATGAAAAAAATCGCCAGTATAAAATGATTGTTTCTGGCACAACATATACCCTTAACGGCTCGCAGACAACCCGATCAAGCGCAGAATCACCGATAAGGAACAATTCGCAGAAGTATTCAAACGGCACCAGAAATTATGCAAAAGCAAAAGATTTGGTGGAAAAAGAAAAAAATGAGCGTAAATCCGCAATTAAAGCATTAAACAAGCGTGTCGAGAATGTGGTTGGCTTCTATTCTACTGAAGAAACTGATTCTGCCGGTGGAAAGATTTTTTATATCCATGATAAGCCAACACTGAAAGAATCAAGTATGGCTTGGAAAATGACCGCAGAAGCGATTGCAGCATCTACGAGCAAAGACAGTGACGGCAATTTTGTTTGGACTTCCGGAATCATGGTAAACGGAGATGTAATTGCCAGAATTTTAAACGCAATCGGTGTCAATGCATCGTGGATTAATACCGGAAGTCTTACGGTAAAAGATGATGACGGAAATATTATTTTTTCTGTTGATGTTGATACGAAAGATGTCACGGTTTCTGGCGCAGCCGTAAAGATAAAAGGAAATTCTGTGGAAAAAGCTATAGAAGATATTGAAGGAAATGTTGAGAAAGTAAATAATACTATAGTCGATGTAAAAGAATCAAGCGTGATTGGTTCTGACATTTTCTATGCGCTTTCTGATTCAAACACAGTAGCTCCTACTGATGGTTGGCAGACTAATCCTCCAACATGGGAAGTCGGAAAGTATATGTGGCAAAAAACAAGGTTATCTTACGGGAACGGTACTACATCTGAAAGCGATCCTGTTTGCATATACGGTTCGAGTGAAAATGGCATAAAAACAATAACGAAATATTTTGCTGTATCTGATTCCATGTCGGTTCCACCGGAAGATTCGGAGTTCGCAACAACGAAGCCGATTCCAACAGAAGATAAAAAGTATCTTTGGGTATATGAAAATGCTGTATATACAGATGGATTGATTGTAAACACGGCAAAGAAAACTATCGGATATCAAGGTGTTCCCATTAACGAAATTACATCTTATTATCTGGTTACAGATAAAACGTCTGGAATAACAAATCATACATCTGGGTTTCTCTTAAAAATCCAGTATCCTACGGCAAAAAAAAGATATCTGTGGAATTATGATATTGTATCTTACTCAAACAGCACTGTAAACATTACAGCACCTAGAATTATCGGAATTTACGGTAACACCGGAAGAGGTACAAAGAGCGTAACGGAACAGTATTACCTGTCTGATTCTTCATATTCCTTATCTGGCGGTGAGTGGGATTCTATATATCCGGACTGGGTTTCCGGTAAGTATATTTGGACTAGAACGCACATCGTTTTGGATGACGATTCTACCATAGATACGGAGCCTACGCTTGCAAAAGGAATCAATACAGCCAATGAAAATGCGGCAGACGCAATAGAAAAAGCAGAGAACAGCGACCCGTTCATCACCGGAACACAAACACATAATACAAGCCAGTGGCGAGGAAATGCACCATTTTCATCACTGAAAGATGGTCAAAAGATTACATACTGGCTACCGTTTTCCGGAATTGGTGAAGCATCTCTTAACCTTAGTTTGGCAAATGGTGGAATGACAGGGCTTGTGAGCATATATTATGGTGGCACAACACCGCTGTCTACACAATATCCGGCTGGTTCTATCATTAGAATGGTATATAGAGATGGAGTGGACATTGCAGGCAGAAAATACACCGGTTGGTGGTGCGATGCGAACTATGATACTGGTGATACTTTCGATAAAACGAAGTATGCCGCTGAGATAAAGTCAAGCAGTGCTATATCAGCAGGAACTCTGATTGTTGGAAATTCAAGCGGATATCATCCGTTAAATGACGGAACCGACTTTGATATATCCTATCCGGTTCTGTTCGCAAATTCTGCAATAGAAAAATATGCCACAGGAACAGATAACTATACCGTGATAGCTTTTAATGTAAACGCCACACAGGAAGTTACATTATCGCCGTACATGGCGGTATATTTACAAGGTGTCCTGGATGGCAGCAGATTCAAACCAGTTTCAAAGAAACCGCTTGTACAAACCGTTCCGACAACAATGGACGGTTATTATTACATGCTCATTGGAATAGCTTATGCTTCCGATACGATTATGCTGCAAGCGGAACATCCGATATACCGTAATCTTGGAGGTAAATTTCAAAAAATGGGAGCCACCGCAGACGAAACTATCTTGCAATGGTGCAAAAACAATGATTTGACATATATTGATGGTGGAAAGATATATGCAAAATCTGTAACATCGCAGGAGATAGATACAGAAGAGTTGTTTGCACATAAAATATTTGCAACAAATATGTCAATTACCGGAGAAAGCCAAGTTGCAGGATTTCATATTTCTGGTAATCAACTTTATACGTTTAACGGCACAAGAGGTGAACTTTATATTGGAGAAAGTGATGATAATTTAAACCTCATAGAAATCAAAGAATTCATTTCTGGCTCTGGTTATGACACGTACTTTTCTGTTGATAACGCTGGAGAAGTTTCATGTAACGAATTGACGGTTCAAAACGGTGGAAATGCTAATATTGGTGGAAAAATTATCGCAGATAGTATTGTTTCATCAAATGTAATGATTGCAAATGAACGTCAAAAAGATAACTATGAATGGAAAAATGTTGATACAGTGGATAATTCTCTTACCGCAGCTCTTGTTGTAGATCCATATACTGCTGAGGTCCATATGCGGAATCTTCCAAAAGGTGAATTTGATTTGGAAAATAGCAACGGATGGTATAAGTATGGCAAGAGAACATTTATAAAATTGAACGGAGAATTTGTCGGTGCTGTTGAAAGCTGTCCATATCCACCGCAAGGGAACACCGTATACCAGTGGGTAATGCTTCTTAATGCAGCAGAGGGAACTTGGTGGCCTGGTTTTATGGAAATAACAATGGACGGTTCGGTTTCGTTCAGAACAGTAACGGCTCTTGGTGTTACTGAATTGTTTGAATGTACTGGTACGGGTTTTCGAGTATATGGTTATATTGACTTTTTTAATGGTTGATACACGGGCAAATCTATGTGGGAATGAGCCGTTTGCTTAGGAGGTGGACGGCAGTACCACTGCCCGTTATTTATATAGGAGAGTGATTCTATGTCTTATGTATTAAAGGAAATGTGGGCTTCTAAAACAAACTACGGAGCGTATAGAGCATTGTGCAGTATCGGATATATCACAGTGCATTTTACCAGTAATGATGGAGATACAGCAGAAAATAACGGTAAATATTTTCAAGGTGAAAACAGGAAGGCATCAGCGCACTATTTTGTCGATGATACGACTGTAGTGCATTCGGTTCCCGATGATCGTATTGCTTGGTCTGTTGGCGGACGTAAATATAACAACGGTGGTGGACGTTTGTATGGTATTGCGAAAAATGCAAACACGCTGAACGTGGAGCTGTGCGATACGACAAAAAATGGAACAGTAAAAGCAACAGAAGCGACGATCAACAACGCTCTTGATCTTGTAAAAGAGCTGATGAGCAAATACAACGTCCCGGTTGATCGTGTAATCCGACACTACGACGTCAACGGAAAACCATGCCCGGCCTACTGGGTGGATGATACACTCTGGGAGCAGGAGTTTCACGGTAGACTGACGCAACCAAGCATTCCGGACGGTCTTTCCAATCAGGCAGCAGCTGACGGTAACTGGTACTATTACAGAAACAACCAGGTAGCGGCAGACTACACCGGGCTTGCGCAAAATGTGAATGGCTGGTGGTATGTCCGGAACGGTGCGGTTGATTTTGGGGCAAATACCGTAGTTCAGAATGAGTATGGCTGGTGGAAGGTAACCAATGGAGCTGTTGATTTTAGCTACACCGGAATCGCTCAAAATGAAAACGGCTGGTGGAGAATCGAAAACGGAAAAGTAAATTTTGATTTTAACGGTCTGGCGAAGAACGAGAATGGATGGTTCTATCTGAAGAATGGAGCTGTTGATTTTAGCTATACTGGATTGGTTCAGAATGACCAAGGAATCTGGCTTGTGCTCAACGGGGCTGTTGATTTTAATTACACCGGAGATGCGACCTGCAAGGTCGTAAATGGAAAAGTTCAAATTGACTAACGAGCGAGGGGCGTTTTGCCCCTCTTTTTTTATTGCCATTTTTTCCATTGTGAATTATACTATCAATATAATTGCAAAAGGGGGGGAAATGTTATGGCACTTATTAAATGCCCGGAATGTGGAAAAGAAGTATCAGACAGATCAGAAATATGTGTTGGATGTGGATTTCCAATAAAGGAATATTTGTTTGAAAAAAGCAAAAATGAAGAGTTGCAAGAATCAATAGTGGAAAAAGAAAAACTACTCGAAATCGAGCAGTTTGAAATATTTTTTTCAAACGGTTTTTTCATAAAGTTAAACAGAGGAATAGTGTCTGTAAAATTTTATGATCGTGAATTTGAGGATGAAATAGACAATTTTGTTCTTTTACATTGCAATATTGATGAAGAAAAAAATAACTGCATATTTTCTTTTATTGATAAGAACAAGGCGTTTTTTAGCGGTGTAATAGCGACAGAAATGGATCCGGACGGAATAGCAGGATTTAAAAAATTTAGACATATCATGTGCAATCATAAATTGTATGCAAACAGAAAATACAATGATGAAGTTGACAGACCATTAAGTGATGTGAAAGATATACCAATGCAGGAAAAATTTTTGAAACGTGGAAAGCCTTTTACACCATCATACAGCACGAAACCAAGTAAAGAACTTCAAGCATATATTGATGATTTCCATAGAAATTATATTTCACTGAACGAAAACGATATTGTGAAAAGAGATAAGCCGATAGAAAATAAAGAGATAAAAGAAAAGGAGCCTTTTCACGGAATTTACAGATATATCCTTGGAGAAAAAAGAGAGATTTATTGTCCTGTATGCAGAAGCCAGAATTGTCACTATTTCACATCGGAAAAATTTATTCCTGGGGAAACAAAAACATCATATAAAGCTAATTTGAATCCTTTTAAGCCATTTACATTTGCGAAAAAGAAAGAAAGAGTTATTAAGGAAAGTAAAACGGTATTAGAAAAGAAAATCATGTGTGATGATTGTGGAAATATTTTTGATTGATGAAAGGTCGGAGATTAATCTCCGACCTTTTTCTTTTGTCAAATTGTCGACAAAATTTCCTCATTTGTTCGCATAACCTATATTATACTAGCAAATATCAAAAATCAATACTTGAAATTAACGAACATACGTTCTATAATTATTTCAGAGTAAAATTCAAAGGGGGAATTGCTGTGGATGAAAAAGAATGGTACAAGGAAAAGATAATTGAAAAAATTGATCACTGTGATAATTTACATTGGTTAAAAACGATATATGCATATCTTAAGGGGTTGCTAAAATAAGGAAAAGACAAGGGTTTGCGCATTGCCCTTGTCTTTTTTCTTTACTTATTTGATATTGCATCAACAAGTTCTTCCAAAGTTTTCCATCCATCTTCGTCTAATTTCAAAATTGCAGATATCAATCTGTGTTTGAAATTATCTTCGCCAAGATTTTCGATGTCTCCGAACGCTTCTGAAATTTGTTCGTCTTTTGTCTTTTCTATAAACATTTCTCCGTTACCGGTTCGTAGCCACTCTTCATTAACATTAAATTCCCTGCAAATAGAACGAACAACTGCGTCTGTAGGAGTTCTGAGACCTGTTTCGTAATTTGTAACGGTGTTCCCTTTTACACCAAGTTTTTCGCCAAACTCTACTTGGGTCATTCTGGCAGATTTTCTAACTTCCTTTATACGTTCTTTCATTTCCACACCTCCTTTCGATATAAATATATCAAAAAAAACTCACAAAGTCAATATTTACTATTGCATTTTAACTCTCGATGTGATATATTGAACTCACAAAGTCAATGAAGGCGGAACAAAAATGAGAAATAAACGACTTTACAATATTTGGGCCTGCATGAAACAAAGATGTAACAATCCAAATCATACCGCTGTTATATGGTATCACAATAAAGGAATCACGGTATGTGAAGAGTGGCTATCTTATAGAAATTTTGAAGAGTGGGCAATGGAAAATGGATATGCCGATGATTTGTCTATAGACAGGATTGATTCAAGCGGAAATTATGAGCCGAAGAACTGCCGTTGGATCAGTATAAGAGAAAATCGGTTAAGGGCAGTAAGTGGAAGTGATAGGACAATCAAAAGAAATAGATATCAAATATGGAAAGAAAAAAACTTTTATCCATATAGAGGCGAAAAAATAGAACTTTACGGAGAATATCCATTAAAAAAAGATGCCGAAAGAATAAAGGAAGAGCTAAATCGAAAATTACGTAAAAGTCTGTATGAGGAAGCTGTAGAAAATGGAGAGACAGATCAATATGTACTACAGAAAATATTAACGAGAGAAACTTGGATGCAAGAAAAGTATTCGGTTTTTCATATTACAAATCAACAAAGGAGGTGATAAAAAATGGGAAAAGTCGATATTAGACAGGTCAATGACGAAAAAGGAATTTTTACTGAAATTCTCATTGACGGTCACAAAATTGATGGTGTGAGAAACTACGAATTGAAACAGAAAGCAGGAGAAGCACCTGTGTTAACTTTGGACTTAAATGCATTTGACATATCAACAGATTTAAAAATGTTGAAGTTAAATCAAAGTACAGTCGGTGAGATTGAAAGCATCAAGTTCAAAGATGGCATTGAGACAAGTTTCGGATAGGCTCCCATGTTTCAGAGAGCCAATAAAAATTATCTGTTTTTTATAATAGAACATTGATTTGGGTCGTGGCAGCAACCTGTAAAACTTGCATATTTGCAAGTCAATCTTCCGGGGATAAATTTTGGCTTTTCATCTTCTAATGAAGAAGCCGGAATCATTTCCATTGAAACAGAATAATTTTTGTTCTGCTTATCGCAGAATCCGTTGTAGATCATGGTAAATCACCTCCTTATAACTTTGATAAGGAAGATTATACCATAAAAGAGAGGAAGTGAGTTAAATGAGTGAGAAAGAAAAAACTATCGTTGAGAAAATCAAAAAAGCAATTCCGAACATGTCGGATTTTGACAAAGGATATTTTCTTGGGAAAGTTGAAAGCCTGGCAGATGCTTCTGATCAGAAGCAGGAAGAACGCAAAGAGCATGGAGATTAATTGAAAGGTGGTGACGATAGTTGAAAATGTCATATGGGTATGAGCTTGCTGGTAAGTCAATGACTTTGTCAGACAGTGTAGAATGTATGGCACTTCTGATTGCGGAAGAATATTCAAAAGGTGAAAAGAGAATCGAAGAAATCCAGCAACGATGCAAAATCCTTGATTCCCTTTCCACAGCACTTTTAGCAGTTAAAAAATAAATCTTTTACTGCTCATTGGATTGATAGCAGCTTCTGCTCTTGCCGGTTCTGGTTTTTCTTCTGGCAGAGATTCGATGATATCTGAATAGTATTGGTCGTACAGTTTCTTGAAATCGTCAAATGAGCCAGAATAACCACAAATTTTAGCAATGGCATAAGCAGATGCGTATTCTTTGTTATCCATAACAGATCACCTCCTATCTTATGTAAAGATACGGAGATTATATCACAGAAAGTAGGTGAAGAACAAATGAACGAATTACAGATTTTTAATTTTAATTCAGAAGAGTTCGGTGAAATCCGAACGGTAACTATTGATAGCGAACCTTGGCTTGTTGGGAAAGACGTTGCAGAAGCATTAGGGTACAAAAATACAAAAGATGCAATTTCATCACATGTTGATGTTGATGACAAAAGAATTATTCAAAGGTCGGATATCGCTACCTTAGAAAATCATTTACCAAAATCAGCATTTCCATATAATTTCACTTCGGCAGAAATACCGAATCGTGGATTAACGGTTATCAATGAATCCGGTTTATATGCGTTGATTTTTGGAAGCAAGCTTGAATCAGCAAAAAGATTCAAACACTGGGTAACATCAGAAGTTCTCCCAACCATCCGAAAAACAGGTGGCTATCGCAAACCGATGTCAACAGCGGAGCAGATTAAACTCCTGGCACTTGGAAACACGGAACTGAATGAGCGTGTTTCTGACGTTGAGAAAAAGATTGATTCATTAGAGAATGACATGCCACTGTACGGATGTGAGATTGACGATATCAAAAATCACGTTAATCGCAAGGTTGTAAATGTGCTTGGTGGAAAGACAAGTGAAGCATACAGAGATGGAAGCATTAGAAGTTCAGTGTTTAAAGATATTTACCGCCAGTTAAAACGTGAGTACGGTTGCGTAGCATCTTATAAATCAATCAAGAGAAAATGGATTGATGATGCTCATAATCTCATCAACGATTATGAGGTTCCGAAAGTGTTGGAAGAACAGATCAGGGATGCCAACGCTCAGATACGGCTTGTGTAGGTACATTTAATAAGGAAGAAAGAGGTAAAAAACATGAAATGGTTTTCGAATTTCACATTAGTGTTGTCCATCTCTGCTCTTGTTTTATCCATTGTTTCTTTTGTTATTTCAATAGCAAGGGTACTACTATAGCAGCAATAGACACACTTATAGAAATGATTGTGCACACAAAAGATGTTCTTGAAGATTTTTTTGCAGACTTAGCTTCACTTTTAGTAAGCTCCAAAAGTTGCCCCATATCTTTTTGAGATTTCTCAAGAGTTGCGATTTGCTTCTTTAATAATTCTCTTGGAGATTCACCCGGTTCGTATTCCGGTGTGATTTTTGGTAGTTCAGTAATAGGTGTGTCAAGTTCGTTAATAGAAAAGTATTTGTTTTTCATAAGTAATCCTCCACTTTTTAGAGGATTATACCACAAAAGGAAGTGATAGGAAAATGAAACAGCCAAAACGGTTGACCAGAGACCAGAAAGTAATTCTTTCAGCACAGGGGCTTGTAGCTGATAACTACATGCTTGAGAAAGAAACAGAATTTTATCTGGTTGTAGTACATAAATCCACTGGAAAATCCAGACGGATAGATAAATATGCAGGAGGGAAATACAGATGATAGTAACAAATCCAAATGACTTGATGATAGTTGAGTTACAGATTCTCAACGTATTCGGAAAAGAGTTCGTAATTGAGGATGGAAAAATTACAGGAATTGTAGGTGCATGCGAATAATGGGAATAGCATTTACAGAACTCAGGGACGAAATCAAAAAATCAAAGATTTTTGGTGCATACGAAGCAAGCGTTCGTCGTGGTGATCTGCCATCAGAAACACGGACAGCATTAAGAAGTGCCGTTAGCTTGCATGAGATGGATAATGTTGATTTCTTAGACCTGTTTGAAAAGACAGCAAGAGAACACATGTTAGAAGTGCTAGATACGATGCTTCGTGTAGATATTTTAGTTGAAAGGGGATAGAAAGGATGAAAATTGAATTAAAGAAACTTATTGTTGAAAATTTCATGGCATATCCACATGCGGAATTTGATTTCTTCAACAGAACAGTAGTTTCCGGCAGAAATGGAATCGGTAAATCAACCATTGCAACAGCTTACACATGGCTGATGTTCGATTGTGATTACCAGTTAAAGGATAATCCGGCAGTAAGAAGAACCGTTGACAGTAAACCGGTAGATGACATGGACGTATATGTTGAAGCAATTCTGGATATCGACGGTAAGGAAGTGACTGCCAGAAAGGTTCAGAAACGCAAATACAGAAAATATGGTGTCGGATATTCAGATGACAACACATATTTCATCAATGAAGTTCCAAAGACGCTCAAAGCATTTAATGAGTATTTTGAGATTGATATGAATTTATTGAAAATGTGCAGCAGTCCGGGAGAATTTCTTAATCAGAAAACAGCGGATATGAGAAGTTATCTGTTTGGACTGGTTGAAAATGTCAATGATCTGGACGTGGCAAAAGAAAATGCTGAACTTTCTGCGATTACAGATTTTCTTGAAAAATATTCTGCTGATGAATTAACAGCAATGAATAAGGCAACAAAATCAAAAATCGACAAGGAACTGCCTGTCATTGACGGGCAGATCAAGGAAAAACAGAGAGATATTCAGCTGAAATCTGACGTTGACGTGGCAGAACTGGAACTTCTGAAAAACACGCTGTCTGAGCAGTTGGAGGGCAACATAAAGAAACAGACGGATGCAGAAGCACTGGAAAAAGGTTTACAGGACAAGGCACAAGGCGTTTTGGATTTGAAGTTCGAATTAAGTGGTTTACAGGCACAGGCAAACGACAAAAATACAGAAAAAATCCGTGAGGTTCAGCACAAAATCAATGATGCAAATGCATTTGTAGATTCTATCCATGAAGAAATCAGAAAAAATGGAGTTGCTGTTGACCGGATTAAGTCAGAGATCAGTGAAAAAGATTCTGCCAGAGAACTGTTGGCAAGGAAGTGGGTAGATGTTAACAATGAAAAATTCGATGATAATTCAACCATTTGCCCGACATGTCACAGAGATCTTCCAGACGAAGAAATCAAACGTCTTGTATCAGAGTTTACGGAAAGCAAGCAGAAACGGCTTTGTGAAATCGAAGCAAAAGGAACTACATTAAAAGAAGAGATTGAGAAATTGAAACCGGTTCTTGCAGAACTTGAATCTGTGGCAGAAGAAAACATGAAAAAACTAAATTCAGTGATTTCAAAACTGGACGAATATAACAAACAGTTAGATGCAATCCCGAAAGTTGTTGATATTTCAGATACAGATGAATACAAAAAACTGTCTGCTGAGATTGATGCAAAAGAAGCAGAATTGCAGAAATCAATGAAAATGGATGATATGCGTGGACGGTTGAAAATGGAAGAAAATGAGATCCGCAGAAAATTGTCTGAATGTGAAAGCCAGATTTCAAAGTCCGACACATCCGCAGACGAGAAGCGTCTTGAAGAACTCCGTGAACGTAGAATTGATATGGAGCAGAAAAAGGCAAATGCAGAAAAGATTCTTTATTTGCTTGGTGAACTGGAAAAGGCTAAAAACCAGAAGTTATCTGCCGAAATAAACAAACATTTTGAAACCGTTCAGTGGCAGCTGTTTGAAGTGAATAAATCTGGTGGTTACAAATCAGTATGCATACCTACTGTTGATGGAAAATCTATTCTTTCAACCATGAGCAATAAAGGCAATCAGATCATCGGAAAGGTTGATATTTGCAATTCGATTCAGAAAATCAATGATTTATCCGTACCTGTATTTTTGGATGATTCTGAATCATTGGATGTTAGCAACAAAGAACGGGTTTCAAAATCTGCCGAATGCCAGTTAATCATGCTGGAAGTAACAGATAGCAGTAGATTATCCGTAATGGAGGGATAATGGCAAGTGTTGGAATTGGCTGGAATTTAAAACAACCAGACGCGAGATGCATGAAATGCAAAAGATGGAAAAGTGCCGATAATTCTAAAGGATATTCAAATTATAAAACACCAGGAATGTGCACACTTTCATATTGCGAAAAAGATTTTCGAAAAAAGAGAGGTAATAAAAAATGAGTAAAGAATTAGAACTTGCAAGAGAGCTTGTCAAACAGCTTGAAGAAGCAGAAAGGGCTAATAGGGTACAGTTATCAGAGTTGGATCCGGGCGATGTGTTCAAAATTGGAGAGAATGATTTTATCGTTCTGGAACATCATTATGACACTACGACCGTGATTTCAAAAGGATTTATGGCGGAAAATGTTGTATTTGATGAAAATACACGAGATTACAACAAGTCGAATTTAAAAAAAGTTATTGAAAACGAAATTCAACCGATTATTGAATCCGAAGTCGGTTCCCAAAACCTTGTGGAACACGAAGTTGAACTTACATCCGTTGATATGCAACACGAATTTTGTAATTGCAGTTGCAAAGTAAGACCTATTACGTTTGATGAAGCAAGAGAATACAACAATTTGCTTGCCGACAAAAGCCTTGATGATTGGTGGTGGACATGCACACCGTGGTCTACTGCTGATAGAGGAGCGAAATACAGCATTTCCGTTGTTTCTCCGTCCGGCGGTGTCAGCATCCGCTCTTGTTGCTACTTCATCGGTGTTCGCCCGGTTTGTATCTTGAAATCTAATATCTTTGTATCAGAGGAATAAGTAAATGGCAGAATCAGACTTAAAAGTAATTTTAAAAGCAAAAGATCTGGCAGAACATACATTGCGTGTAACTTCAAATTGCAATAGATATCCAAAGAAATACAGATTTTCACTGGTAGACAAAATGCAGAATAATGCACTTGAAATC